TCCTCATTCTGGTTCCATATTTTCGCAAGTCTGACTCTCCAGAAATATTGGTAAATCTTTGGTAAAATTGAGAGCGAAACACAAAAAACGCTTATTTTCGGGACTTATAAGACGATTTGAGACTTTTCATCATGCCCGGTAAATCCTGGCGTGGCAAAGAATATCGCGGGCGGTGGCCTGCACGATGTTTTCCACGAATTTCGGGCCGTAGGAATCGAGCCGCTCCCATTTCTTCGTCGCGCCGACTCCTTCATAGGTAATACACTCGCCGCCGAACTTGTTCGTGCCGACCTTGGGCTTTACGTAGGCGAGGTTCCGTCCGGAGGGCAGCGTGATAAACAGCATGCCGCTCCGGCAGGAGAAGGTCAGGCCGTAGCTGCTGGTCGTGTGTTTATACCGCACGGCCTCCATGACGGCCCGGTCCACGTCCCACCAGAATTTCACGATGTTCGGATTCGACTGCCGCCATGCATCCACCAGCGGCGGGAGCTCATCTTCGGTCAGTCCCATCTCGATGGCACCCATCGCTTTCAGGGCTCCGACCGAGCCGCCGTAACCGAGCGCCAATTCCGCGATTTTGCCTTTTTGCCGGAGGTGCCCGTTGATCCCGTGCTTCTCGACCGGGACCTTGAACATCTGGCTGGCACTGGCACAGTAAATGTCGCCGCCTTTCTCGAAGACCTTCTGCCGCCAGATCTCTCCGGCGTACCAGGCGATGACGCGAGCTTCGATGGCTGAGAAGTCCGCTACCAGAAACTGTGTTCCGTCCTTGGGAATGAATGCAGTCCGGATCAACTGCGATAGCGTATCCGGTACGTCCTCATACAGGAGCTCTACGGCATCGAAGTCACCGGCGCGGACGAGAGCACGGGCCTCGGCCAGATCCGGGAGGTGATTCTGGGGCAGGTTTTGCAGCTGGATATTCCGTCCGGAGAACCGGCCTGTCCGGGCAGCGCCGAAGAACTGGAACATGCCACGGGCGCGGTTGTCCGAGCAGACGGTATTCTCCATCGCCTGGTATTTCCGCACGGAGGACTTGGCCAGCTGCTGCCGCAGGGACAGGACCTCCCGGAGTTCTTCCGGCGCGTCCTTCAAAAGCTCGGCCACGGCCTTCTTGTCGAGGGATTCGGTCTCCATGCCGTTATCAGAGAGCCACTGCTTCATCTGCTGGACGCTGTTCGGGTTTTCCAGCGCGGTGATACGCTTCATCGCTGTGGTCAGCTCGCGCCGGGATCGGGTATCCATTTCAATGGCGGCATGAACCAGCTCCATGTCCAGCTGGACGCCACGGTCGTTGATTTCCTGATCGATGTGATATTCTTCCCAGACCTGATCCGGGACCGGGAACTTGGCCAGTTTCTGCTGGATGCCCATCTCGGTTTCTACGTCGCGGAGGTTATAGCGTTTGAAGGCTTCCCATTTATCCGGGGCGTGGAAGGGGCGGTTCCGGGTGCGCTGTCCGTTGGTCTTCGTCGGAGCGCAGGGCTGGCAGAAGAACTTGATCAGGTCCTTGCCCTCGGTGAGTTTCTGCTTTTCCAGACCGAGGACCGCGCCGACACCTTCCAGTGAAAGCGGCAGGCCCATCGTGGCGGCCCAGACCATAGAACAATGCCAACTCTCCGGGTTCAGAAACCGGGCACACTCCTGTGACAATGGGTGCCGGTCATGGAAGGGATCGAGGCTGACACCCAGATCCCGGAGATACCGCGACAGGCAGACCCGTTCAAAGCTGGCGTTGAAGGCCCACTTGGTCACGGCGTCATCCGTGAGGGCGTCCAGTATGTCGGCGGGGATCTTTTCGCCGCAGGCCAGATCGACCACCTGCACCGGGCCGGAGTCGGCGCTGTACCCGAAGAGCAGGATTTCAAAGTTGGGAGACTCGCAGTAACGATATACACCGCTTTTCTGGAGAGGCACGTCGCTGTAGGTCTCGATATCTATACTGAGGGTTCTCATGATCACGTTCCTTTCCAATACCAACAAGGTGGCAGGATTACACCCGCCACCCGCTGGTTGAAGATTACTGCTTGTCGAGTTCCTTTATACGAGCCTCATGGTATTCGACCTCACGCATGGCACGTTCTTTTTCAAGCTGCTGGCGCTCGGCCTCCCACTGGGCATTGCGCTTTTCACGTTTCCGGTCGTCGATGGCATCGATGATGGACCGGACGATCCAGAACACCGCCAGAAGCAGGTAGAGGGAAAGGAGAAGGATGCAGAGAATAGTAGTAGCACTCATAGTTCGCACCTCCATCAGTCAAGGAAATCTTCGTCTTCATCGGTAGCGAAGTCAGCCTCTGCGCTGGCCTTGCCGCCGAGGGGTTCACCGTCACGGATCTTCTGCAGATTGTTCAAACCGCATGCGATGCCGCGATTGCCAGAGCTGTTGAATGCGTAAAACGTGATGCTGGCCCTGCCATAGACACCGCTATACACCTCGCTACGGGTCAGGATCGGGTTGCGGTCCACGTCGACGATACCAGGAGCCGAGGTGGCGTTCGCGTTGATGAAGTAGCAGCCTGCATAGGCCGGATCATCCGGACGTTCGGTATCGCCGTCGCGGAGCGGGGTCTTGATGGCGCTGAGAGCCGGGACGGACTTGCCGTTGCCCTTCAGCTTGGCCTCGCCCTCCTTATAGGCGGCTTCGATGGCGGCCTTGATCTTGGTCAGGGTCTTGGTGTCGCTCTTCGGGATGATCAGGCTGACGCTGTACTTGGGCGTGCCGCCGTTGATCGACTTGGGTTCCCAGACGTTGGCATAGCTCCAACGGGTCTCCGGGCCGGTGATAACCTTCATGGGGTTGCTGGGTTTTACATTCTTAGTCATTGTCGTAATCCTCCATAAAATCATTTTTTGCTGTGTTCATTGCCGGACGCTTATCGCTTTCCGGGACGAGCGTTGGTTTGCCTTGCGGCTTCTCAATGTAAGCCGTGAGTAGTTCATCGAAGCGGGCCTTGCCGAGCATCTTCTGCATGGCCGTGATGCCGAGGAGTTTCCGCTCGTAGGGATCATAGCCCGCCTGTGTGACTGCCTGTTCGACGGCAGCCTCGTTGGTGTACCTGCGGTTGGACCGGCCTTCGACCAGTTTCCAGCCGTGCCATTCCTTCCCGCTGATCGCCTGCTGCAGGGCGTACTCCTTGATATCAGAGGCCCAAGAGACCAGATCGTCCACGCGGGAAAGAATGTCCTCGATGTCCTCGTCCGTCAGGAGCGGTGGCAGCTTGAAATCGTACCGGGCCAGTTCCAGATTGGCCTCGGCCCGTGCGCGGCACTCGTTCTTCGCCTTGCAGAAGCCGCACCACTCGCCGCAGAGGAAGTTCCCGTCACCGGCGAAAGCCAGCTCTGCCGTGGGCTTCAGGACCTCGTCGGCCCACCGGTACAGGTCATCCTTTGAGAGGGTGAAGGTGCTGACGTTCTGGCGTCTGGGCTGGTAGATCGTCATGGCCACCGTGTCGATGTCGTAGATCCCGTCGAACAGCTCCAAAGCGCCGAGGCCGTAGCATTTCATTTGCGGGTTGTCCTCCGCCGAAACCAGGACGCCGAGTCCGTGCTTGTAGTCGATGACGTGCATGGTGCCGTCTGCGATCAGGATCGCGTCGGATGTTCCGAAGCCCTGCTCCACCCAGCGGGAGAAGTCCACCCGCTGCTCGATCAGGACGACCGGGTCCGCGCAGGTCTCCTTGGCGGCCTCTACCAGTTCGAGGATGAAGGCGGCATAGCCAGTGGCGCAGTCGTCCATCTCCTGATTGAACCAGCTGAGGTTCTCAGTGGGGTCCTCGGCCTCCATGCCCAGCGCCTTCCGGAGCTTGTACTCGCAGAGCGCGTGGGCGTCTGTGCCCTCGGCGGCGTAGTCGCTGCCTTTCTCCGCATAGGACTCGCACAGCCGTGCCGATGGCGGGCAGTGGAGCCAGCGGTCTGAGGATGAAGCGGAAAGAAGTGCATGTCCGTTAGGTGGCATTGTCCAGCACCTCCGCATCCCTCAAAAGGGCTTCATAGTTCTTGGGATCGACCTGTGACAGCTTTGAAGCGTCGTACTTCTGCAGGAGATCCCGGATGGCGGCGGTGTGTCCAGCGCGGGACTTATCCGCCAATACTGCCCGGACCTGTTCCAAGGTCAGCGCCGGTTTTTCTTGCGGCTTGGCCTCCGGGGTCGGTTCCGCGTCGCCTGTGTCGCTGAACTGCTGGGCCAGCCAGTTGGCGGCGTCAGTAATTGCGGCAGCAGCAGTGCGGAGCTCTTCGATGGTCTGAGCCATGTCGTTCATTTTGCTCACGATGTTTTCCTCCTTCCTCGGATTGTCTTTGTTTGGCAAGAGCAGCCAGCCTTCTCGCCATGCGGGCGGATACGAGGCTGATCGCGTTGAGCACCAGAATTTCTTCGAACGCGATGTCGCTGTCTCTGCGGTTGCTGTGATCCATGTCGTCTCACCTCCGTTTCTGAAAGGCCGGTGTCGTTGCCTTACACCTTCCTCTGGAGATGGGCGGCGGATTTGAGCGGAGGAAAAACAAAAAAAGTGAAAAACTTCTGGCCACCGTGGATGGCAGCCAGAAGCGGGTCTTACATTATATTAGTAACCACGGATCTTGCGCAGCTCTGTGCGGTAGCGTTTCATCTGATCCGCGAAGGTTCGCTGCGGACGGCCCAGTGCTTTGGCAATCGCCCTGTCCGACACCGTGTAATCTTCCTGCCAGAGGGCGAGAATGGTGTCAGCGTCAGGGTCGAGCTCCCGGAGCCGTTTGATCAGACGAGCCAGAAGGTCGCGGTCGGCGATGACATCCTCCATCCGAGGACCAGGTGCTTCCTGTTGATCCAGTATGGTGACGCTGCTGTCACCCTCCGGGGCGTCGAGGGAAAGCAGATCACCGGCGCGGCGGTATTCGCAGTCCTCGCACAACATGTCACAGAGCCACCACTTACTCCGGGGGCAGCAGCACCGGCCATGATCCTGCATCCGTTTCCGGTAGGCGGTGCGTTCACGGTCATAAGTTTCGTAGTAGTCCTTCGGGACTTCGAACCATTCCTTCAGGCTCTTGTCATAGATGCGATAGGGTTTACTTGGGTTGTCAAAGTTTTGCATAGTACGGGCCCTCCTTCGGCCCCACGACCGCTGATTGGCGTGGAGAGACGGAGAGCCCGTATGGGTGCCAGCGGCAAAATGGACGCAGAAATCCCACCCGATGCGGGAGAACAATGTCTCCGCCTCAAGTTGCGTCCAGCTGTTCGCGTGCTGGCCTCTATTCAGTTGTCAGTGTCACCGCCGTGGCGAACAGTTCCTCTTTGTGCACTCGGAACGATCACGTTGGTGACCCGGAGTAGTTTAGGGCCTTGCTCAGGGCCAAATCGGAAGGCTTGAGAGTGAGTTAATAACTGTTTACAGGTATTTATGCCGCTGGGGATTGAATT